CACCCCCACCAGAGCCAAACTACCGGGCGTTCTATGACGCCCTGCTGACCAGCCAGGTGTATGGCGCTGTGGTGGCCACGCCGGGGAAGTCTGGCGATCAGGCCGCCGCGATGACGGTGTTTCTCGGCGCGATCCAGGACTCCCTCAGTGGCCGCGAGAACCGCCCTGCACTGCAGCAAGCGATCTGGCTGCTGCTGGGGCAGCTCCAGTTGAGCGCCGAGGGGCTGGCTGAGCTGCTGGCGCTGATGGATGAGCACCGCCTGTCGGGCGTTTACTCGCTGTCGCCGGGGGTGAGCTGATGGCGATTATCTGGGTTGGGACGGGGAGGTTTAGCGCCTACATCGGCCCCGTTCAGGATTACATCGACCGGGTGGTGGCTGCTGATGTAGCAGCGGGCAACACGCTGGGCCTAGAGGTTGGCGTGCGTGACGCCTACGACGTGTTTATCCGCGACTCAATCAACGTCGGCGACCTGGGCACCAGCGGCGGCGTGCTGAGCCAAGCCAACAGCATCATCAAAGCCGCGCCGATCATGGCCGGCGCCCGCACACTGGCCGGTGCGCTGGTGCCATTGGTGGGGGCGGCGCCGACTCGGTTCGGCACTGAAGGCGGGTGGAATTACAATCGAAAAACGGGGACGGCGGGGAATGGGACGAATAACTACATCAATAGTGGGCGCAATAACATTGCTGATCCGCAAAACAGTAAACACGTTGCCGCGTATGTCAGCACGGTTGGCACCGGCAGTATTTTTAACTCTGGCACAGCCGGCACTACTGGAAGAACAGGTTTGGCGACTGATGGCTTTGCCAGTTGCAATAACGATGTGGGAACTTTTAATTCAGTACCCTTACCTGTTGTCGGCCTTCTAGGGGTTTCTAGATCCAGTTCGATTAACTACACTTGCAGAACAAACTTGTCTAATACTACGGTATTAGCTAATTCCGGCGCTCCTAATAACAGCAACATTCTATTTTATGCTCGACCAGGGACACCACCCGATTCTTACGCCACATCACGCCTAGCCTTCTACTCCATCGGCGAATCCCTAAACCTCGCCCTGCTTGACGCCCGCGTGACCGCTCTGATCAACGCCATCGCGGCGGCGATCCCATGACCACCACCAAACGCGAACAAATCCTCGCCCAAGTCGCCACCACCCTGGCGGCCACCAGCGGCGTGAGCGGGCGGGTGTATCGGAGCCGCCAAGAGGCTTTCAGCCGCAGTGAATCGCCGTCGGTGATCGTTGAGCCCGGCCCTGAGTCATCCGGTCCCGAGGCCGTCAGCACCTGCAAAATCGACCACACCCTGACGCTGGTGGTCGCCGTCTACGCTCGTGGCCTGATCCCTGACCAGGTGGCGGATCCCGTCGTGCAGTCCGTTCACAGCCTCCTAATGGCCGATCGCAGCCTAGGTGGGCTGGCGATGGACATCTGGCCCCTGAGCCGCAACCCGGAGTTCGATGCCGCCGATGGCGCCGCTGTGGTGGAGGTGCTGTCGTACCGGATCCGCTACCGCACCAGCGTGACGGATCTGGGTGCATAGGCTGCAAGTACGGAACCTCACCCCTCCGCATGGCGCGATCCAAACCTGAGCCTGACCCCCGGCCGACCGATGGCGGCAGCTATCTGCTGGACGAGGCCACCGGCAAGTGGATCGACCAGGGCCACAAGCCCGCTGAGTGCGTGATGCCCACCCCTGCCCCCGCTCCGAGCAATGACGAAATCAACGCATAGGCGCCTTCTGCTGGCGGCAGTGGAGGCGAGCTACGGCACCTTCGAGACGGTCGCCGGCACCGATGCCCTGTTGGTGCAGAACCTGGACTGTCAGCCCCTCGACGCAGGCCTGATCGATCGCGAGCTGGTGCTGCCGTATTTCGGCAACCGGCCCAAGATCGTCGGCCAACGGGTGGGCACGGTCACCTTTGACGTGGAGCTGGCGGGATCGGGCACGGCCGGCACTGCCCCCCGCTGGGGCCGATTGCTGCGGGCCTGCGGGTTCGGCGAGACGGTGGTGGCCACCACCTCAGTGACCTACGCCCCGGCGATGACCGGGATCGTTGGCGTCAGCTTCGACTTCAACAACGACGGCAACCGCCACCGCCTGAGGGGCTGCCGTGGCAACGCCACCTTCAACCTGGCGGCCGGCGAGATTCCCAGGATCAGCTTCGAGTTTTTCGGTGAGTACGTGGCTGCCGCCACCGAGGCCCAACTGACCCCGACCTTCGCCAATCAGGCAACGCCGGTCATCGTCAACAACGCCAACACCACCGGCGTGAACATCCTGGGCCTGACCACAGCCTGCATGGAATCCTTCACCCTGAACCTGGGCAACGAGATCCCCCTCCGTCAGCTGGCGGGCTGCACGCAGCAGTACCCGATCACCAACCGCCTGCCCTCTGGCGAAGCGGTGATTGAGGCCCCGGTGATCGGCTCCGGTTCTGGCGAGAAGGACTACTTCGCCCAGGTGATCAGCCAGGCCACCGGCACCATCGCCTGGCAGCACGGCCAGACCGCAGGGAACATCGTGACCCTGAGCATGGGCCAGTGCAACATCGATTCCCCGACCTACGCAGACAGCGACGGGATTCAGATGCTCAACGTGCCCTACATGGCGCAGGCGACTGCAGCCAACAACGAGATGAGCCTGGTGCTCACCTGATTTCCTCCACCACTCACTGAACACCCATGTCCTTCGTTCTGAAGCAGTCGGCCAGCTACACCTGGCCGGTCCCCCTGCTAATCCCGGTTGATGGCGGCCGGCGCGAAAAGCACTCGTTCGATGCTGAGTTCAAGCGGCTGCCCCAGAGCCGAATCAACGAGATCGCCAAGCTGGCCCGGGCCACCGAACTGGGCCGCGCCGGTGATGATGAGCTCCTGGACGACAAGACCGCCGCACGGGAGATCCTGATCGGCTGGGCCGGCATCACTGACGACGCCGGCAAAGATGTGCCATTCTCTGAGGCTGCGCTGGATCAGCTGCTGGAGATCCCCACCATCGCCGGGCAGATCATCAAATCCTGGTATGGCTCGATGGAGGTGGCCAAGAAGGGAAACTGACCGGCGCCGTCGATCACTGGTGGCACGGTGACGGCGGCGCCAATGATGACCTGCTGGCGGACCTGAAGGCCTACGGCGCGGACGTGACCTGCCTGCCAGAGGTGGTGCAGAACCCGAAGCGCTTTGAGGTGTGGCCCGAGCACGAAGATGCCGTCCATCTGTTCCTGCAGTGCCAGACCCAGTGGCGTGTTGGCGGCTCCGGCGTGGTGGGCCTCGACTATGCCGTGGTGCTACAGATGATGGATCTTTACGCTGTGGGTAACCGGCGCCAGGCTCTGGAGGATCTGCAGATCATGGAGAGCCGCGCCAAGGAACTGATCAACCGGGCGGCCGAACCGAAGCAGCCGAAAGGAGGGCGCCGCTGATGGCGATGAATTTGGAGGCGGTGCTGCGGATCGCGGCGAAGGTTGTAGGGCTTGAGGAAGTCACGAAGCTGGAGCGGGCGATCGGCGGGGCTGAGAAGACGGCGAAGGATGCCAAGACCTCGTTTGCTGCCGTGGTGAACTCGGCCACCTGGCAGGTTGCTGCTGCTGGGGCGGCGGGCATTGGCGTGGCCCTGGGCACCAGCGCTCGGGCTGCGATCGACTTTGAGAGCGCGATGGCCGACGTGCGCAAGGTGGTGCCGGGCCTGGAATCGGCCGAAGGCCTGAAGGAAATGAAGCAGGAGATCATCGGCCTCAGCAAAGAGCTGCCGGTGAGCGCCGAGGGCCTGGCCGCAATCATGGCCGCCGCTGGCCAGTCAGGTATTCCGCGCGAGGAGCTGGCCGACTTCACCCGTCAAGCCGCTCAGATGGGGGTCGCCTTCGACATCACCGCCGATGAGGCCGGCACGGCGATGGCCAAGCTCCGCACCAGCCTAGGCCTGAGTCAGCCGGAGGTGGTGGACCTGGCCGACGCCATGAACTTCCTCAGCAACAGCATGGCCAGCTCGGCCGCTGAGGTGAACAACTTCATGCTGCGGGCTGGCGCGGTGGGCAAGCAGGTGGCCATGACCACCGAGCAAACCGCCGCACTGGGCTCCGCAATGATCGCCGCCGGCGCTGAACCTGACGTGGCGGCCACCAGCTTCCGCAACCTGATCAGGGCGCTCACCAAGGGCGAATCCGCCACGGCGAAACAGGCGGCAGCGTTCAAGGCGCTGGGCCTGGATGTGAACCAAGTGGCCAAAGACATGCAGACCGATGCAGTCGGAACGATCCGCGATGTGTTCCAGCGCATTTCGCAGATGCCCGCTGAAATGCGGGTGTCCACGATCAGCGAGGTGTTCGGTGATGAGGCGCGAGCGCTAACCCCCCTGATCACCAACATGCAGCTGTTTGATCAGGCGATCGGGCTGGTTGGCGACAAAAGTCAATACGCCGGATCGATGCTGGCCGAGTTTGAGGCAAGGGCTGGCACATCGGCCAACAATTTCCAGCTACTGCAGAACAACATCACGGCCCTGCAGATCGCGATTGGCGAAGGCCTGCTCCCGGCGATCAACCTGATGCTGGGTGCGTTGACTCCGGTGCTGTCGGTCGTGGCCGACCTCGCCGGCCGGTTCCCGCTGCTCACTGCCGTCGTGGTGACCCTGACTGCGGCGCTAGCCGGGCTGGTGATCCTGGCGCCAGCGATCGTGTCGTTTATCACCCTGCTGGGCAGCCTCAAGGCGGTGCTCGCGATCTCATCCCTAGCGGTGGGCTGGGCCGGCCTGCAGACCGTGGTGATCGTTGCGGTGGCCGCGATGAAAGGCGCCCTGCTGGGATTTATCGGCTGGGTCGGCAGCGTGTTTATTCCTGGCTTGCTGGCCTTCTTGGGCCCTGTTGGCTGGACCGTGCTGGCCATCGCCGCCGTGGTGGCCATGGCGATTGCGTTCCGCGAGCCCCTGACGCAGTTTGTCTCCTGGCTGTGGAAGTGGACGGAGTTCGCCCGCGAGCCGTTCGTGCGGCTGTGGGATGCGGTGGTGGGCATCGTCACCGTCAGCCTGAACACCCTCACCGGCGCAATTAAGGCATGGGGCGATGAAATCCGCAAGATCTGGAGCGGCGATTTCTCCACCCTGCAAGGCATTGTCGATACGTGGCGTGATGCGGTGGTGGGTATTTGGACTGCCATGGGTGAAGCGTTCAAAACCTATCTGGTCGAACCGATCCGCAACGCTTGGTCAACCCTGACCGAGTTCCTGCCCCGGGCAATGGAAACCGTGCGCAATCGGGTGGTGGGCGTATGGACCTATGTGATCGACGTGATCCGCAACGTGTTCCGCGGTGCGATGCAGTTCATCGCCAACGGGATCAATTCCCTGATCGACAGGGTGAACTATGTGATCCGGGGCTACAACAGCATTCCCGTCGCCCCAGACATTCCCC